TTACTTTTTCTTTTTCTGGGCAAGGTCACGCAGATATCCCTCGATAGTTATGGCCTTCTCGCCAGAATCCAAGGTAACGGCCTGCAACAATGGCAGATTGAACTTGAGTGCTTCGAGATAAAATCTGCAATAATCTTTAGCCTCAAGATCCTTCATGGCTAAGACAAAGTCATTGAAATGTTCAACGGAGTACTCACGCAAAACAAGACGCAGCTCCTTTTTAGGGTAGGAGGATTCTCCTGCCTTGCTGCCACCTTTTTTTGTGTGTCCCTTGACGAAGCGTCCTTTGCTGTCTCTTTCTGCTGCCATACTACATTAATGAATAAATAAGCGACACAAAGGTAACATATTATCTTTGTCCGGAGAACATAAATATTAAAATCACATAATATGTTAGGAGCATTGATAGGAGCAGGTCTCAGCATCGCAGGAGGTATTGCGGGAAATATCTCGCAGCGCAAAGCGAGGAAGAGACAGATGAGAGAGCTTGCAGAGCGTGAACGTGAGAATCAGGTCTGGTTTGAACGAAAGTATAACGAGGACCCTTTGAAACGAGCAAACACCCAGCGTCTGCTCACGCAGATGAATCAGCAGATCAGGGAACGTAATGACGAAGCAAAGGGCAGACAGGCTGTGATGGGAGGAACGGAAGATTCCGTGACGGCAACGAAGGAGGCTAATGCAAAAGCTATAGCTGACACAACATCCAACATCGTAGCTGCAAATGATGCACGTAAGGATGCTGTAGAGAACGAATATATGAGACGTAAGGATGCTATCCGTGATGCGAGGGCTAACGTGAGAGCAAATGACGCAGCGAATACCGCAGCTGTTGTATCATCAGTAGCCAGCACGGCAGGTGACATCGCAAACGCTCTTGATAGCACGAAACCAAAACCAAAACCAAAAGCTTAGTATGAGGTCAGCAACGGAAATATTACAGGGCAAGAAACCTGTCTTTAGGGCGCAGACACCGACAATGCAGACGGCACAGGCACTGACGGAGGAGGTAAATGCCAATATGCCTCCTGCATTGTCGGACGGTAATGCCGCACCTGCAAGTCCGTCAGCCGGGATAAGGCAGACTCAGACTGTTATGCAGAAGGAGCAGACAGGAGGAGCGACCACAAAATCGGTGGAGCAGAGTGGTAATGTACCGGGAATCGCAGGAATAAACAAGTTGACGGAAGGTCTGAATCTGAGAATACCTCAGAACAAAGGATTCGAGGACAAGAGGGTGTATTCACTTCCGCAAGAACAGCGTTTCAGCCATCAGCAGGAGAAGCCGAAGCAGACGGAGCAGCCTCAGCAGCCTCGGCAGATGGGCTATGCTGAACTGTTCAAGGCTATGCAGGAGGACAATATAGAAACACCTGAACAGCGCAAGGCACGGGAGCGCAGGGAGAGGAACGAGGCTATCATACGTTCGGTAGGCGATGGCATATCGGCTCTTAGCGACCTGTATTTTGCGACGAAGAACGGTGCAAAGGGATTTGTGATGCGAGACCCTAAGAACAGCCTTACGGCTCGGTTCAACGAGCGCAAGAAACGCTTGGACGCTGAGCGCAAGGAAAGGGAGAAGCTCTATCTGGCAGGATATCAGAGAGCACAGGCTCTTGACGAGGAGGCAAGGAAAAACAACATGACGTTAGCGGAGACTGTCCGTTATCATAACATGATGGCAGCGGACAGGGAGCGAGGACGTGACCAGGGAGACCGAAAGCTTGATCAGGGAGACCGCAGACTTGACTTGACCGAAAAGCGTATCACTAACGACAAGGAGTATAAGGATGCCTACCTTGAAATCCGCAGACAGGAGAAGGACGGAAAGCTGACACACTGGGAGGCGCAGGACGCTGTCGCTGCTTTAAGAGGTAAGATAAGCTTAGCCAAAGGTGGCGGCAATAAGGGCTTGCAGGGATATTGGTACAGGTATTATCAGGCATACGAGACCCCTGAAGGCAAGCGTAAGCTTGATGCCTTGGCACGTAACCTGCCCGCTGGTGGCAAGGTGGACAACAGGACTATAAAATGGATAATGGACAAGTATGACGGCGGCGGCACAACATCCCCATCACCGACACATCCTCATCCGAAACCTTCTGCAAAGAAGACACCTCAGAAAAAAACACACAAACCATCCGGTCCACGAAGGGAGAATTCGGGACTTGCCGGAGTAACAAATAGAAGATAATGACAAGTAGAAAACAGCTGGCGATAAACCAACGTGCATTGTATGACGATGCCGTGAAGAACAAGATGTTCTGGAACGCCACACCATCGTTTCAGGAGTTTCAGCGTAGGTTGCAGAACCCGAAATACGTGCAGACCGTACAGGCGAACTATCGTGCGCACGGTCGCAGCGGAGACGCATTCGACACGCTTTCCGGTTTCCGTGACTACTTCTGCGTGTCTGACGAGGACAAGCAGGATATGACGCAGGGTGTCGGCAATATGATTGCCGATACAAAAGCACGGCTTGCAGGACAGCAGAGATACAATAAGCTCAAGCAGCATCAGGACAAGCAGAGAGGCAGATATGGCCGTTTGGATTTAGGAGTTAAAAATCCTCTGACAAACGACAATGTCGTTCGTGACGATGCAACAGATACATATCTAACTTCACAAGGTGCGGAATATGCTCAAGAGTATGAGGCGGCAAGAGCGCAGAACCATATTGACGAAACGGGCAAAAGATACACCGAAGCCGTAGAGCGAGGAGACCTTCCTTCTGCATTTGAGGTACGGGACGAAGACGGCAATTATGCGCTTATGGAAGACCTTGGTGTCAAGCCGGGCGTACACGTCACGGAGAAGGGCAAGCAGCAGCAGCTTGCAGGTCTGGTCAATACGAGGAAGAGTGTGGAGGAGCAGTATAACGCTCTTTACCGCAAGTTGGAGGAGGACTTCAAGAGAAGCGCACCCTTCTCTCTTAACACACATTCCCAATATGGTATAGACGATAACGATATGCGTCTGCAAGCATATCTCAACAGCAATGCCCAATACCGCAGACTAAAGGCACAGCTGCATCAGCTGGACAATGCCATCGGAGTGGGCGAAGAGGCTGTCAAGGGCAGAGCAGAAGAGAGATACGTGAAGAACGCAAAGGGCATGTTAGGCTACGCCTGCCGTGACCTGAAGAGTTTCGGTGCGTCCGCATTACGTGGCTTGTGGAATGCCGTATCTGACGTGTCAACGTGGGACTTGGGCTTGCAGGACTTGCAGGATAACATGACGCTGTACACAACTGTCAAGAAGGCTCGTCAGAAAGGCTATAAGAACCTCAACGACGAGGAGCGTCAGATGCTTGACGTGGCAGCTAAGACAGGTGCTTATACTGCTGAGAACCAGCAATACCTTGGCAGAGGATATAAGGCAGGAAACGTGACGGGCGAGTCTCTGCCGTTCATGGTGGAGATGGCTCTCAATCCGGCATCCGGTCTGGGTGAGGCTGTCATGTCAAAGTATATGCGCAATGCCATTGCAAAATACGGCAAGGAGGCAGTGCGCAAGGAGGCGTGGAAATACGTGACCAAGAAGTGTGGCTATCGTGTCGCAGGAGACGTGCTCGGTGCTGCCCTTATGACGGGTACGACAGGTTCGGCACGAACTCTTGCTGATACATACGACAGACTCACCGGTGACATCAAGTCGACGTATGACAGCGACGGCAAGATCGTGTATGACGGCACGGAGAACGAGGAGAAGGGCATTCTGAAGGCTTACCTTAAGGCATTCGGAGCGACCGCCATTGAAAACCACTCCGAGTTTGTAGGCGAATACTTCAATCCTCTGCTGAAGGGTGTCGGCACTCTGACGATGAAGGGATGGAAGAAGGTGAACGCCAAGAGCGCAAACGCATTCCTTGACAACCTCAAGGATATGGGCAGTACGTCTACTGCCAAGTGGCTCGGAAATCTCTTCGACAAGACGCAGTGGCATGGCACTATAGGCGAGTATGCGGAAGAGGTGGTAGGCAACATCGAAAACGCTCTTCTTGTAGGTGACAGCACCTTGGACACAAAGGAAGGTACGGGCGTGTTCAACCTTGACCAGAACATCGACACGTTCCTGGGCGTATCGCTGATGGGCGGTTTCTTCTCCACTCTCAAGACGGGAGCGTACGTCCGTGACAAGGTGAAGGGTGAGCGCAAGATACTCATGCAGCAGAGTCTTGACCTTGACAACAGCATCCGCTATGCGTTAGGTGCAGACCCGAGGCTCTCTGACAAGTGGAAGGAGTGGCGTGTGGCTCTGGCACAAGGTACTGACGAGGAGAAGAAACAGGCTCTCAAGGAGATATCGGAGAACACGAATGGCAACATCAAGAAGGCCATGTACGACTATTCGGCTAACGCACAGAAGTTAGCAGGAATGGACAAGGCAACGCAGGGTGCCATCGAAGACGGTACGATTACACCGGAACAGGCGCAGCGTGACGCTGATATAGAACAGGCGCATGAGGAAGGACTCGCAGCGGAAGGAACTGCACGTCATGACATACAGCAGGAACATCAGCTGAAGGAGAACAGTCTTGCCCGGATGCTCGGCATCAGCGCAGAACAGCTTGACCGCATGGAGGACGAGGACATCGAATCAATGACCGGGCAGAACGACGCTCTTGACACAGCCATATATGACTATCAGACATCACGTGAGCGATATCAGGGTGTCATTGACAGAGCGACTGACGAGGTGGAACAGGCTGGCATTGACGCAGCACATCAGATAGACCTGTATACTGACCACTCGACTGGTCAGATACGTCCCTGTGTCATCAAGGGCAACAACGGCAAGGAGGACTATCAAGGCTATATCGTCAACGGCAATATTGCCACACACCCGGACGGAGCTATTGATGTCAGCGGTAGCGACAAGATGATTCTCTACTTCGACCCTGAGACAGGCAAGATAGAGCATGGAGACGCATCCACTTTCGCTTCTCTCGGAGAGTCAGCTGACGCTACCGTGGCTCGTCAGCAAGCCATTGACGAGGCAAAGCAACAGGCAGCACAGGCGCAGAGCCGTGACATTGACGGAGGTGTCGGGGAAGACGGTAACGTGTCTGAGGCAATGCCTACCTTCCCGCAATCCTCAGATCATGAAGAGCGCAATGCAGCAGACTTCGACATCGGGCAGGTTGTCAATGCCGAGACTGGTGAGGTTATACCCGTCTCCTTTGAGGGACTTGCAGAGGGCGAAAACGCCTATCTGACAGGCGGTCGTCCTGACGGCAAGACGAAAGACAGACTCAAGGTGACCATCGTGGACGCCGAGGGCAACGTCACAAATCGTGTGATGAAACGTGGCAACGTGCAGGTGGACGGACGTATGAGTGCGGAGGATTTCCGTAACGCATACGAGGAGGCTGTAAGCTCACGGATGGCTCCGGAGGCAGACATGAACGGGCAGGAGAACAACGTGAATGAAGAGGGTGTTGTCGATGGTGATGCGGCTCCTTCTGCGGATAAAGCAGCAACGTCAGAAGAGGAAGGAGCAGCATCGGAGCCAGCTGTCCGTGACAAGAACGGTAATCCGATTTATGATAAGATGCCTATATCTGCGACTATCGCAGACCTGTATGACGGTGCGCTGGATGATGCAGAGATTGACGGCTTTGTTTCCGCTCAGATTGCCGAGGCCGAGAAGGCTGTGGAGAAGATGGAGAAGAAAAAGCCGAAGGTCGGTACGGACAAGGCGAAATATCTGGCAGACAAGAAGGCTTGGGAAGAGGGTTTGCAGGAAGCGCAGCGTAAGGTGCAGTATTGGCAGGACGTGAAGGCAGAGGTGGAGAAGATAACGACTCCCGAGGATGCCCGCGGCTACGAGGAGGAATTGAACGGTGATGCAGCGCAGACAGCTTATCGTAATGGTTCTGATGCCGCTGCCTATGGTGCAAGGGAGGTTACCGCTGAGTTTATGCAGAGCGGTGATGTGAAGATTACGCCTGAATCGTATCGCAAGGAGACCGGCTTCGGTGCTGCAGAGCAGCGTGCTATGGTGGGTAAGATATCGAAAGGCGGCAAGTCGATAGACAAGCTGGCTGAAGACCTTGAGGTTTTTGATAGGGAAAACTATAATGGCATGTATTTCGGCGGTGACAGTTCGGTTGCCAAGGATGCCATATTGGATTATCTGTCTTCTCCTGACTCTCGCAAAGGTGTTAAGAAGATGCAGTCTGAGGCTGAACGTGAGTATGTGGAGGCTTATGAGGCAGAACGTGACAGATATTATCAGGAGAAGTACCACATGTCTTATGAGGAGTATCTGGTGTATTCTTCTCAGGAGATGCCTGAGTTGTTGCGTAAATATAGTAACTTTGACGAGCAGCTCTTCTTGGAGCGTTATGCGGACGAGATTGAGGCTGCTTTGCAAAAACGTGAGGAACAATTAAAACAAGAAGAAAATGGAAAAGAAGGAAATGTCTCCGCAGGAGAAGAGTCAGGACATGGTAGAAGCAATCAAGTACAATCTGGCGAACGGACTGATGACATCGGAAGAGGTGAGGTCGGCAAAGACTCCGCAGGAGAAGTCGGCCCTCGCCATGAAGGCGTTGTTGAATCGGAAGCTGCATTGGGCAGCGGAGAAACAGAAGCTGGAGAACATCCGTTATCCTCGGAGGATATTGAAGATGGAAAGCTATCAGTCAATGACGGACGAGGAGATAAAGGACGCATTGGAGAACGGCAGGGTGATCTGGCGAAAGCCGGGGACGTAGACGACAAAAGTGCTGGTGGCGAGAAGGAACCTATGTCGCCCACCCCGGCTATGATAGACCGGATGATTGAGGAGCAGAGGGTGGATGATGTGTCGGAACTCCTTATTTCTTCAGAGCTGAAGAAGGCAGCGGAAGGCATTGCTGAGGCATTCGGAATGAAGGTGGTGTATCTTAAGAAGGTGTTCATCAAGTCAAACGACCCTGCTGTAGAAGACTTTGAGGGCAACGGCTTTGTCCGCAACGGTGTCATCTATCTCTCGCTCAAGGAGGCGGACATCGCACAGTTTACGTTCGGTCATGAGCTTCTGCATCAGCTCAAGCAGATAGACGCAGACTCTTATATGCGCATCCGTCAGAAGGTGATTGACGTGATGGGACGCAAGGCGTTTGAGATGGAGGTCAAGGCACGTCAGATGACGTATGCCAATGTCCCCGGCTACACATTGTATGAGGATTATGCCGAGGAGGTCATTGCCGATACGCTCGGTGATATCATCACGCATACTGATATGCTGCCTAACATCGCCCGTAGCCTCAAGGAGAATCCTTCCCTGCTTGACAGATTCCTCAAGGTCGTAGACAATGTTCGGCAGTACTTCCGTGGTAAGATAGGAGGTGCGCTCGGAGACCTCGTCAACGACATCCGCAACACATACGAGATGACTGCACGGCAAGGTGCGGAGCTGGGCCTTTCTGAGCCGAGGGGTGAGCGTGAGCAACGGGCTGCTAACGAGCGTTTCAATAATGAACTTACACGCTATCAGAATGGCGAAATGGATAAGAATGAAATGCTACATCTTGGCAGACCACAAGGAGTAATGCGTACTTTCCTCCCAAACTTGCCTATTGTTATGCGCCAGCGTGTAATAAAGAAAGGTTCAGAGAAGAAGCATGAAGTAGATGTATCTGCCATAATGAATATGCCGCAACACTTATCTTCGCCTATATTCGTGTTCCAACGTAGCGAGGACACAATTGGTGTGCTTACAGACATGAGAGACCGCAATGGCAAAAATGTGTGTGTGGCTATTGAATTGAAGAGACAGATACAGCAGGGTGCGGAATATCTCGAAGTGAATGATGTGCGTTCGTTCCACGGCAGAGAGTTCAAAAATATTGTAGAACCGATTGCAAATAACAAGACATTGAAGTGGGTAGATAAAGAAAAAGGACTCGCTTATCTCTCCTCAGCGTCACAACCGGTTCAGCAGGAAATAGACAAGCAAGTCCTTGATACTGCGACAAAGGTAGTCAAAGATTTTGTAAATCCCAAGGAATCTGATGGAAAAGATAGGCAGTTCTATGCATCTCTAGGCGTTTCTAGACAGTTTGGTGATGGTGAGCGTGATGGTGAGCGTGAGCAACAGACTGCTAACGAGCGTCTCAAGGGGGAAGGCTATCAGTATATGGCAAGAGACAAATTCTCCCTTCGTCTTGCCGAAGCCAAGAACAACACCGACAAGAATCCGTCACAGGCTCAGAAGGAAAGTGGCAACTACCGCAAGGGACACATACGTTTCGGAGGTTACAACTATACCATTGAGAATCCGCAAGGGTCTTACAGGTCAGGAGTGGACGAGAACGGCAAGAAGTGGAAGCAGAAGATGAACAACACCTACGGCTACATCCTCGGCACTAAGGGCAAGGACGGTGATCATCTTGATATGTTCATCAACGACAAGGCTGACCTCGACAGCTGGAACGGCAACGTGTACGTAGTGGACCAAGTGCTTCCGGACGGCTCGTTCGACGAGCATAAGGTGATGTACGGCTTCGATTCCGAGGAGGAAGCAAGAAAGGCTTACCTCTCCAACTACGAGCAGGGCTGGCAGGGTCTCGGCAATATCACCGGAGTGAGCAAGGAAGACTTTGACTGTTGGCTTGAGAAGAGCGGCAGGAAAACAAAGGCTTTCAGCGAGTACAAGAATGTGAAGTCTGAAAGTGCCGAGTCTCCAAAGACAGGTGCATTTGGAACTGTATACACCCAGTTTAAAGGCAAACCACAAGAAGCTATTGCTTTCCTCCTCGAAAAGAAAGAGGGTGAAGCTGTGAGCGCATTGCACCATAAAGACATTGGCGACATTGATTTGGTATGGGGAAAAGAAGGAACTGCCAAAAGCGACGGCTTTGGTCTTGCTAAACTTGCCAAATACCATCCAGAAGTTCTTGGTAACCTGCAAGAGATACTTGATGCTATGGTTGTTGTCAAGCGCACAGACAATCGTGTGAAACTGGAAAGTGAGACGCATCAAGCATCGGTGCGCCTAACATGGGATAGTGAGAAAAAGAATTGGTTGCTTACTGCCTTTGAAAAGAAAAACAGTGTCTCCGACAATACGACAGACACTGTAGGAACCGCAGAAGGCGGCAAGCGGAATGACACTGCTACTCCGCAAAACACTGTTTCTGATGGCAAAGATACAGAAAAGGATTCATCCGAGCAAGAGGATGAGGAGAAAAAAGCTAGTGGTGATAGGCCTCTCTATGCATCTCTAGGCGTTTCTAGGTCATTGGGTGAGGAGGCTGCTGAGGGTGAGCGTGAGGCGACATCTGTGCGTTTGCAGAATGCTGATATAGTCGATGCTGAGGCGATGGCCGAGGAGTATGGCTTGGATGCTGATGATGTGAGAAGATATGCGGAGGGTATGCGTAAGGGTTCGTCAGCTCAGGCAGCTCGTGCGTTGGCAGAAATCAGCAGAAAGATAATAGCTGCTCATGAGGACGAGATACATTCTCTGCTTGACATGCGTAAATTCAGAAAGCCCGTGGAAAAGGCTTTGAAGGAGGCATTTGGTGACGTGGACGTGCTTATCGAGGAGCGCAGAAAGCAGATTGAGGAAGAACGCAATACTATGGAGGCAGCACGCAAGCGAGCGGAGGAAGAGCATCGCAAACGTGAGGCTCGCCTTGAAGAACTTGCCGTGCTTACTGACGAGGAGATAGACCATAGCTATGCTGAAGCATTGGCGAAGGGTGACGTGGCTGCTGCTCGTGAGATGCTTGACGAGGCTGCAAGGCGTAAGGGCTATGGCGACGTGAGAAGCGACTATCAGGGTGTTGGCGCATGGAGTGCTCCTTCAAACCCCGATTATGAGACGGACGAAGCGAGACGCAATGCCGTTGGTGAAGACTCGCCAGACCTCAATGTGGAGGATATGGCAGCAGGCTACAGCAACCAACCAGAAGACATCTTTGTGCATCCTAATAAATACTCGCAAGGCTTGCCAACAAGCGAGGAGAGCGGCAATGCGATACAGACAGCCATTGACGACATACGTAACGGCAAGAAGGACGTGAAGGTGAAGGTTTATAGAGCTGTTCCTACTTCGGTGAAAGAGGGTAAGCTGCGTAATGGTGACTGGGTGACTCCTTCGAGGAAGTATGCAGAGCTGCATGGCAGCAGCCGTCTGGAGGGTAAGTATCGCATCATTGAAGACGAGGTGCCCGTGAGTGAGCTTTGGTGGGACGGCAACGACGTGAACGAGTGGGGCTATGACAACGGCAAGGGTTACAGGTATAAGAATGTGAAGAACAACCGCAAGCTGAATGACCTTGTTACCCGTGACGACAATGGAAATGTGATTCCTCCATCGAAGCGTTTCAACCAGCGCAAGGCTGACGAGCGTTTTCAGAGAGGCATAGGTGGCGTGAAGCCTTCTAAGGCTGAGGCGGTGCTCCGTGATGCTGTGATTGACCGTCTGCGTGAGAATGGCATGGAGGTGATTACTGACGTGGCTGAGGGTCAGAAGGTACTGGACGAGGCGAACGGAAAGGGCAAGCTCCAAATGGGTGATGCGCCTGAGACTTTTGCTGAGCGTCTGAAGCAGGCTGTTGAAAACCGAGGTGTAGTGATGCCTGGGTTGAATGAAACCTATGTTGAGGTTGTGAAGGATATTCCGAGACATGGATATACTGGCACCATAGCTGAAGCAACACGTGAAGCCATTGATGCAGCGAAAAGGAAGTATGCAGGAAAGGAATTGACCTATAATAATTATGGAGTCAACTTCAATTATACAATATCTGCTAATGCTATTGAAATTTGTTTAAGCCCCAAACATCAGAATTTGAGTGCAAACAAAGGCATACATTTGGCATTGGCAGAACATTTAGAGGAAGTTATCAATAATAGTATTGAAGTAGAAGAACATCCTGATTATGTAAAAAATAATGGTACACGCGGAAATAATGGCTCTGTAAACACAGAAGCTCTTATGCATAGGTTCTATGGCGTAGCCGTTATTGATGGTACTCCTTTTAGAATAATGACGCTTATGCGTGAAGGAAAAGACTCTGCTACAAGTAATGGTATCCATTCTTACGCAGTACAAAAAATAGAAGTGCTCGACAATGACTTGCCAAGCACTTCTAATGGTGTGGGTAGCATTCCCCAAGTGAAATCGGGGTCTCTCTATCCGCTTGCAAAGTTATTAAAAGGAGTTGAAAAAGCGTACGATAAGGGCAAATATTTGCTTGAGGAGAGCAAAAAACGTTCTGCTGGTCTTCGTGAGCAGCGTGTTTATCATGGCAGTGGTGCTGATGGTCTGCGTTTCTTCCGTACTGCGAATGGTGAGGCTTATGGTTTTACTGTTGGCGGTAAAATCTATGTTGACCCGAGGATTGCTACGAGCGAGACCCCGGTGCATGAGTATGCTCATTTGTGGGCTACTGCCTTGAGAAGCGGTAATGCGGAGGAGTGGCAGAACGTTGTGGGTCTGATGAAGGACTCGAAGGTCTGGGATGAGGTGAAGAAGCGTTATCCTGAGCTGAAGACCGATGACGAGATTGCTGACGAGGTGATTGCTACTTATTCCGGTCAGCGTGGTGCTGAGCGTCTGCGTGAGGAGCAGCGCAAGATAGCCGAGGGCAATGGCGGTGTGTTCGAGAAGGCTGAGGCTATCAGTGCTTTGGAGAGTGTGAAGCGTGCCTTGAAGATGTTCTGGAAGGGTGTGGCTGACTTCCTGCATATTCACTACAAGAGTGCGGAGGAGGTGGCTGACCGTGTGATGAAGGACTTGCTTGAGGGTGTGGACCCGAGGAAGATGGGGGATGGTGTTGATAGGCAGCGCTATGCATCTATAGGCGTTTCTAGGTCGTTGGGTGAGGAGGCTGGTGAAGGTGAGCCTCGCTATGCCTCTTTGGGCCTTTCTGAGCAGCAGCTTGATGGCGATGATACCATCCGCTTCTCTCTGAGACAAGAACCAGCTCCTAAGGTAACCAAGAAGGGCTATGCGGTCTTCATATATAAAAAGCTGAAGAACGGAGGATACAAGCTTGTACCGAAGATGTTGTCCAATGACCCCGGAGCTCCTGCCCAGACTTGGCTTAATGCCGACACCGGCTACATGAAGCGAGACGAAAACGGAGAACCGTTGCAGAACACAAACGGAAGAGCGAGTGTTAGTGTGAACGGAAGCCAAGCAGGTGGCAACAAGTCCAACAAACTGGCTTGGAGACCGGGCAAGCACTTGGCAATGTATCCTAACGCTTCGCAGTTCAAGTCACCAGACGGCACGATACCGAAGGACGTGATTTTCTTTGAGGTGGAGTATGCAGCAGACCCTGATCTTCACAAGCAATACCAACGTAACGCTTGGGAATTGGGCATGAACGACAACGGACAATACAGGAACAACCAAGGCGGTTTGCCATACATACCCAAGGACAGTTACTATCTCTATCGCACCAACAGCATTTCAGAAGGAGCAACGCCAATGATTATCACAGGCGCATACAAGATTAACAGAGCTTTGACTGACGCTGAGGCAAAGGAACTGAACCAGAATGCAGGTGGTATGTGGTGTCCCCGAAAGGGAGGTGACCTTACAGAAGAGAAGCTCAAGGATATGGGGCTTGACGATAAGGGTCTCAAGAAGATGACCGAAAGCTTCGACATGGATACCATCAAGGAGAGCCATGACGAGAGTGACGAGGCTCGTCTGCTTCCCGGCTACAAGAGCAGGGAAATCAATTGGGAGGACAAAGACCTCATACATTCCATCGAGGAGAACGGACAGGACATCAATGACTACCGTGACGGATACGTGGCACCCGAACATTCGGAAGAACCTACCATCCGCTTCTCTCTTGACAAAGACAAGGGTACTGTGGTTTCTCCGTCTAAGCCTTCTAAGGCTGAGGCTGTGCTCCGTGATGCTGTGATTGATCGTCTGCGTGAGAATGGCATGGAGGTGATTACTGACGTGGCTGAGGGTCAGAAGGTGCTGGACGAGGCGAACGGGGAAGAGGTGATGTTAAGTGCTAAACAAAAAAGAGCACTTGAAACCGCAACGATGGCAGACGAATCCACCAATAAAGCCACAGTCGTTTCAAGTGCTGATGGTGCAAAAGTACAAAATAATCTTGAAATACTTGCAGATAGTTACAAGAATCGACCCAACAAGGCGAAAGGTTTTATAACCGATTTGTCAAGAAGTCTTGGCTTGGAGCAGCATGAGGCAAGTCAGTATGGAACATTTGTAACGGAAAATGGTAAGACTGTTACTATCCGTGTGAGCAATCACAATGCACGTGTTTCGTTCTTTGACAAGAATGGCGAAAATGATGGCATTAGCATTGTTATATCAAATCATAAGAACAAAGGGCTACTGAACGATGGTAATGCCCATATTATTGAGTTCTTCTACTCCAAACAGTCACTTCAAAGAGCCGATAGTAAACCATTGTCGGATATAATCCGTTCTGTTTCCGAAGCTTTGTATAGCGGTGAGTTCAAGGACACGACGGGTCTTGCCGAGCGTCAGGAGGTGAATGCCAAACAAATTCGCGAGCAGCGTATGGGCGGAGCAGATGGTCTGCGTTTCTTCCGCACTGCGAATGGTGAGGCTTATGGTTTTACTGTTGGCGGTAAAATCTATGTTGACCCGAGGATTGCTACGAGCGAGACCCCGGTGCATGAGTATGCTCATTTGTGGGCTACTGCTTTGAGAAGCGGTAATAAGGAGGAATGGCAGAACGTTGTGGGTCTGATGAAGGACTCGAAGGTCTGGGATGAGGTGAAGGGACGTTATCCTGAGCTGAAGACCGATGACGAGATTGCAGACGAGGTGATTGCTACTTATTCCGGTCTGCGTGGTGCTGAGCGTTTGCGTGAGGAGCAGCGCAAGATAGCCGAGGGCGATGGCGGTGTGTTCGAGAAGGCTGAGGCTATCAGTGCCTTGGAGAAGGTGAAGCTGTCTCTGAAGAGGTTCTGGAAGGGTGTGGCTGACTTCCTGCACATTCACTACAAGAGTGCAGAGGAGGTGGCTGACCGTGTGATGAAGGACTTGCTTGAGGGTGTGGACCCGAGGAAGAAGGGGGATGGTGTTGATAGGCAGCGCTATGCCTCTCTAGGCGTTTCTAGGTCGTTGGGTGAGGAGGCTGGTGAGGGTGAGCCTCGCTGGGCCTCTTCGAGCCTTTCTGAGCAGCAGCTTGATGGCGATGATACTATCCGCTTTTCTCTGAACTATGACAAGTGGGACAGGGAGATGGCTTCGTGGCTGAAGCGTAACCGTCTTCCCAAGAACGCACAGCGTCCGGTTGTTCCTCAGCGAGAAGCTGGCGAGAGTGACTTGCACTTCGCTGGTCGGTTGGCAAAATACAACCAAGACAAGGCGCTGTGGAATACTGCACCCAAATATGAGGGACACCTGTCGTCCGGTATGACGGCACGTGGAGAATTCAACTACGAACTTCAGCGAGGGTCAGTTCTTGCTCGTATCGCAGCACAGGACAGCATGCTTGCCATCCGCAAGGCTCAGGAGGCTATTGCCCGTCATTCGGGACTACTGAAGGTCGGAACGTTTGAGGATGCCTACATGGCAGAGAACAACAGTCACGGCAAGGCGAAGAACGAGTTTGAACAATACGACCAGGAATACCTCGAACCATTGCGCAAATGGTTTAACGTCATGATGAAGCGTCTGGACGGAAGCTATAACAACGTGACAAACTATATGATAGCGAAGCACGGACTTGAGCGTAATGCGCATATGGCGTTTATGGCAGCATTGGAGGCAGAGGCAAAGAAAGCCATCGGCAACACTCAGCCGGACGCAAAGCGACTGAGGGCGCAGATGGTGCACGATGCCTACAGACAATACAAGGCAGACTCTCGCAGACTCATCAACGATGCTGACTATGAGGCTGGAAAGTACGACTACGCACAGTGGCGCAGGACAGACGATGCCATCCGCAAGAGCTATTGCAGCAACTATGAATCCTTCAGATACGACAAGGGATGGGTGGTAAGGGACTATGCTGGTCTGTCCTCACTCTTCCAGAACGAAACCGACTTCGAGGAAAAGGCAGCGGAACTGTGTGCCGACATAGAGAGCAAGAACGGACATGAGACATCCGAACTGTGGGATGCGGTAAGACAGGCAACAAGGCAGATTCTCAAGAACAGTCATGACGCAGGAATGATGTCGGACGAAACCTATGACTATGTAAGAGGAATGTACGAGCATTACATTCCGCTTCGTGGATGGAACGACTCGGCAGCGGATGAAGTCTGGGACTACGCAGGAGGCGGGCGTGGCGTGTTTAACGCTGCTCTCAAGGAGGCTCACGGAAGACAGTCTCTTGCCGATGACCCTGTGGCATACATCATGAACATGGCTGAGTCTGGCTTTCTTGTCAACAACAGAAACTGGGTGAAGCAACATTTCCTCACGATGGCGATGAACCATCCCACGGATTTGCTCACGGTAAGCAAGGCATGGTATGTAAAGACCAAAGACCAATTCGGCAACGAGGTATGGATTCCGGCTTCGCCCAACATCCCGGCAGACGAGACCGACCCGGCTGTGATAGAGGCTGCTTTGAATGCCTTCCAGACAAAGATGGAGCAGATGGAGCAGAGCGGTGACGCTACCCAACAGCGAGGCAGTCTGAACATAGAATATCCTCAGACCAAATCAGAGGAGCGTGAGCATGAAGTACGTGTAATGAAGGATGGCGAAGAGTATGTTGTGTATGTGAACGGAGACCCGCAGCTCGCACAGGCTCTCAACAACACAAGGGCAATGCGTGTAAGGGAGCATGAAGGAAACTTCGAGAAAGCCTGTGCTTGGCTGGGCAGGAAGATGGCAGCGGTCTACACATCCCTGTCTCCGCTGTTCGTTCCTTCGAACTGGGCGAGAGACACAACCATGACCCTTGCTTCGACAGCCATCCGTGAAGATGCACGTTACAACTGGCTGCTCAGAACCAAGTTTATGCGTCCGGACGTGCAGATGCGTATGTTCGGACTTGTGAAGGAATATCAGAACGGAAAGCTGCGTGAGAAGGTAAAGAGCAACAAAGCGACCAAGATGGAGGAGAACTTCTGGAACTTCATGATTAACGGCGGCGAGACGGGCTTCGTCTCAACGATGGACGTGGACGCATTCCGTGAGAAGATTCAGCGTGACCTGAAGGATATGGGCAGGACGAGACTTAATCCGGTCAAGGTAGGCCATACGATAGCGGACAGCGTGGAATACATCAACAGAGTGATTGAGGATTCGAACCGATTCGCCATCTACCAGACAAGCATCGAATACGGAAGAGGCATAGAAGAGGCAGTGCAGGATGCCAAGAACGTGACGCTCAACTTCAACCGAAAGGGAACGGGCGAGATGGGCATGTCGGCAATACGTCAGCTGTATCTCTTCATCAATCCTGCCATACAGTCCCTTCAGACACTCGGAGCATTGGCGAAGGACCACAAAGCCAAGTTTACGGCTGTCACTTCAGCGTGGATGGCGAGCGGCATGCTTGTGCCTCTCTTCAACGAGCTGATGTTCAACCTTGCATCCGCTGCAGCAGGAGGCGGCGGTGATGACGATGACGAGTTTAACCCGAAGGACGAGTACTGGAAGTTCAGCTCTTTTGACAGACGCAACAACTGTATCCTGTGGATTCCGTTCACGCATGACTTCATCAAGATACCCTTGGCGCAGGAGTTCCGCGGCTTCTACGGCATCGGAGACATGGTGGCATCAGCCATGTGGGGAGGAGAGAACGCCAAGGAATCGTGGAGCAACTATGCTGCCGACCTCATGGGGCAAATCATAGACCTCTCTCCGCTTGACCCTGTAAGCTATGACGGCAACGTCTTGGTGTCTCTGATGCCAAATGCCATCAGACCTTTGGTGGAGATAGCCCAGAACGTGACGTTCACCGGAAAGCCGATCTATAGAGAGAGTGACTTCAACAAGTATGACCCGTCCTTCAAGAAAGCTTATGCCGGAACACCAGACTTCCTGCTGAGGTATTCAAAGTGGATGAATTCGATAGGCAACAAATATCCCGAGGCGCAGCAGGGTCCGGTGGAGCAGACCGCTGTGGGAAGGTACGCCAACAACCCAGCCGTCATAGATCATCTTCTCAAGTCGTATCTGGGAGGCATGTACACGTTAGGCTCCCAGATAGCAGGAGCTATAACCAAGGCTTCTGACGAGGAGACAAGGAAGGACTTCAAGACCGCTGACATTCCTTTCTTCAGCAAGTTTGTGGCTAATCCGAACGACAGACCTCAGAGCAAGAACAAGGGTGATGCGTATTGGCAGGACTTCGAGAAATACCAACGCTCGTCACATACATTGGGAGTGATTCGTCAGGACGCCCGAAAGACAGGCAACTTCAGCGTGCTTGAGGATTTCTACAAATCGGAAGAGTACAAGGAGATGAAGGAGTACGAGCCGAAGGCGAAGCAACGTAAGGAGGAGCAGAAGTATGAGAGATGGAAGGAGGAAGGCAATGCCGACCTCTATCAGCCTCATCAGCAGACTGGCGAGGACGTATACAAGCGTCACTCCACTCCTGCCGATGACTTCGAGGACACCAAGGCATCAATCCTCTACCAGAAGATTAAGCCGGCAAAGGACATCTTCGACTTGGCTGACGTAAACACGCCATCCGGCATGGACACCTTCAACAAGTACTATGACCTTGCAGGAAAGGTGGAGGAGGCTCATTCTGTAAAGAAGGAGATGAACGCCATTGTCAAGAGCTTTGTGGACGGCGAACACAAGGCTACGTTTGACCCTGAGAAGATGAAAGAGTACAGAGCACTACGCAAACAGTACGTGCAACTTGTGGAAGAAGGCAACCGGATGTTCGAAAAGATAAAAGCGCAGCGCAATTAATAAATAAAAGGTAGGCAGGAGTATTCTTGCCTACCTTTGCAAAAAACAAGAAATGGTATACAAGATACTTAAAGGCAACAGCTTCTATCTCCATGTGCTTATTGACAAGGTGGAGATGACATGGGGCAGCAGACGGTCAGCGTCCGTCAACGTCCTCGGTCTGCAAGACCTTGTCGTAAAGATGCTTGGTGACTTCTACTGCTGCGAAACCTACGTTCTGAAGGAGGTGAAACGCACAAGGTCAGAGGTTGTATGCCTTATCCCGCCTACCATGGATATCGGCAACTACAGCTTGCAGGTGAAATGGAAGGACGGAGAGAAGCAGTTGACGAGCAAGGAACGCGGCATCGTGCAGATTGTCAGTGACAACAGGCAGACAATGGTCCCCGCAGGAGTGATAGACGGAGAGTTTACGGGACTCTACAACCTCCGCTACTACATCACCGATGACCTCAGCACGTCCGCAATACCCGACAATACCGATATGGACATAAGAGATATGGACATCACCGACATCAATACTCTGAAGTCTTATATGACGGGCGGTATGCCCATGCGGTTGCGTCTTGTGGACAACGGAAAGCCCGTAGGCGTCATAGACATGTGGAGCGACAGCAGCCATCATCAGTTATGGCAGGTGGTGCAGACAAGCTACACGCTTGAAAACTTCGACTACAAGACAATGACGGGTGAGCTGACTGCCAATTCTCCACATTCTGACGGACGCTCCTACGTGTACCGAAGGTTCTACAATGCCAAAAAGGAGGAGACCGAAGGTGTGCAGCCGATGACATGGTCAAGATGGAGCGCAGGGCTTGACTATTGGACGGAGCAGAAATTCGACTCAATTTCAAAGACGCTTGGGAACCTGACTGACGATGACGGCAACCTGAACACATCAGCCATCCCGACGCAATACAGGGAGGTGCTGTCTTTCCAAGGCTTTGTCAACAGAACTGTATCTTTGGAGACGTTAGTCCAGATTCCAGACTCTGTTCCTGTCTTCGACTTACAACGCAAGAAGTTCATCGGAAAGAAGAACGACAAGTATTACAGTACTTTCCAAGGCTGTGCATTCTATGGAGATCAGGATGATGAAGGAGTGACACCCAAAAGGGAATGCGTGTATATGGACGCAAGCCAGACCCCGCAGCATCTGTATGCATGGAGTGAGGAAAACAAGACATTTAATGAGGTATCGTCACAAGGCGGCGGTATCATTGACAAAGAAACTATAGACAGTATTATTAACGATACATTTAACAATTAGTAATTATGGCAGAATATCTTGACAAAGACGGTCTTAAGCACTACACTGATGTGCTGAAGACTTTTGTAAACAAGCAGGTATCCGACAACAAGGTTGCTATTGGCGAGACAGCCGGAAAAGCCTATCCCGGCGAGAAGGGCAAGGCCAACGCTGACTTCATTTCGGGCATCAAGGCAGGAAACCGTCCTTTACCGACACCTGTACTGTCGGGCAAATGGAGCGTCTTCAACAATGCAGGAGCAGCGGTAACCTCCATGGACACGACCGACCTCAACGTGACTCTTGAGGACGGCTTCCTCGCACAGTGGAGCGGTTCGTTCAAGTGGACGAGAGCGGACGGCTACAAAGACCCGACTGTGGTCACCGGCAACTGGAACGTCGTCCCTGCAAGCGGTGTGGCATCCAACACTTACACAATGGTCAGCAAGGCATCTACTAACGCATCCGTCAGCGTGACCATCGGTGCGCCCAAGACAGGTCTTATGGTAAGCGGCCAGGACGTGAAGCCGGCATCCGGCAACGACACCAAGTCAGCCTCGGCAAATGTGGTCTTCAAGCGCAGATTCTACTACGGACTTTCCACGAACGCCAACGTGTCGGCAGATGTGATCAAGGCATTGACAGGCACAAAACTTGACACCACCAAGTCACAGCATCTCAGCGGCATTTCGGCAAACGACTCACAGTACTATGTCATCGCCTACCCGAAGAGCATGGGCGAGCTGGCAAAGATTGTGCAGAACGGAGCGACACCGCTGCTCAACGGCGGCTTCGTGAAGAGTGAGGTGAAGGTCACCAATGCAGCGGGTCTCGCTATTGACTATTACGTCTATAGAACCGAGAAGCCCGGAGCTCTTAAGGATAACTCATTTCTTGACATAGCATAAAGAAAGGAACATAAAATGGCACTTAAACAAGCGAATACATTAGCACCTGCCAATACCTCCGCAACAGGTTTTGCGTTAGGTGATGCACGTCACATAGGCGGTCACCGAGTAGTGGCATCCCTTGATGCCCTTATCAGGCTTCAGGACTGGCAGCTCCTTAACCCCGGCGAGACCGACACAGCATTGGCTCTCGGACAGGAGTGGTACGTAAAGGGCAGCGGACACTACAGACTGGTATCATGGAATGACCGAAAGGCAACCAGCGGCTGGCGTAAGGTGGTTGACCCGAACACCATCGACACGACTCTTTTCCAGATTGTCTCCGCTCTGCCTACAACAGGCATCAACAAGAACAAGATATACCTCCTGCTCTCGAAGACAACTGACAACCAGAACGTCTATGCCGAATATCTCTACACGGGCGATACGGCCAACTACGATGGCACCAAGTGGGAAAAGCTGGGAGAGGCGGCTATAAAGATAACCGTTGACTCGAAGCTTAGCGATACTTCTACCAATCCTGTGCAGAACAAGGTTGTCAAAGCTGGGATAGATACAGTTCAGGCCCATCTTAACGCCCACACCGGCAACAAGCAGAATCCGCACGGAGTAACCAAAGACCAGGTAGGTCTTGGCAACGTAACAAACGAGGCGCAGATACCGCTTTCGCAGAAGGGCGCGAATAACGGTGTGGCCGCTCTTGACGGTGACGGACACGTCAAGGACAGCCATCTGTGGGACGCCTCGGAAGGTTTCCACGGTCTCATTTCAGCAGACGACTGGAAGAGACTTGATGATGTGTACGGTGTGTACGACAGCAAAACCACGTCGGTCAAGGAGGGCGCTATCCCCACATCCGCATACGGCGTGGTTAAGTTCGACGGAATGACATCTGGAGAGACCGTCAACCAAGGAGCTTCTGTAACACGTGGAAAGATAATGTTCAACACAACCAAGAAGTGTTTTGTTGAGGTTGTCGGCTCGACACAATACGGTGCGTTTGGAGACTCAAACAAGTATGGCTCTCTGGGCTTACTGACCAAGCCTACAGCAGGAAAGATTTACTCAATGGGCACAAGCCTGTATATGCTTGACGCTACGTCAGGCGGTCTTGTCCTTATCAACGGCAGGATAGACGAGACCTACATCAACACATTGTTCTAATGTTTTAATTCATCGCTACGCTCACCTTATCGGTGGGCGTGGCTCAATATACTACTACTATGGCATATCTTGACGATAAAGGACTCTCCCATCTTGTGGCTAAGCTGAAGACGACGTATGCGACCTCAACGCACAACCATAACATCACATCCCTTAACAACGTAAGCGTCACATTGAAGGACGCCACCACGGGAGGCTGGAGCGCTATAAGCAACGACTACGCAAAAGGCACATGGCTCAAGGTGGTCAAAGGTGCAAATAACGCTCCTGCATGGTACGCGCAGAAATACGCAAGCGGCCTTGCTTTCGGCGTAGGCGACATCAAGGGCGTGCTGTCATTGTCGAACTCCTTGGCAAAGGTGAGCTTCGCCTCCGGAGGCATTGCGCAAGGGACTCCGGGCTGGCATTTCACATTGGCAGGAACAGCCGAGAAAGAATATAGCCTTGACAACATCCCCACATCCAAGATGGCATCCCAGGCAACTCTGGCAACAAACGCCTCGCTGTCTTCTGTCGTATTGAAAGTGAACGCATTGATAACGGCAATGAAGGCGGCAGGGCTGATGAACAAATAGGTAATAGGTAATAGGTAATTCAGGATAACAGCGAATCAGCAAAAATGAAAAAGAGGACAGGAGCGCAAAACTCTTGTCCTCTTGCTGTCTACAGAAGTCCCTTCCATTTGAGGTATTTGCGCTTGTGTGACGCCTTTCCTTTTTCGGACATACACTTGGTATGGTACACACAGTCCTTGTAAAGGTCTTTCGGCTTGGCGTCCTTGGGAGCCAGTCCCCATCTGCGCATCTCAACATATTGGTCGTAATTGACAACAATCAGCTTGCCAGACTCCATAGGAAGCACGAAAAAGGTGAGCGGCGGGTATTGCCCAGCCTTTCTGTCCGCAACAGCCTTGGCTTTTGCATACACAATCTCCGCACGTATGCGAAGGAAAAGTTTCTTGATAATGTTCATAAATATTTTGTATTAGAGTTGATAACTAAACGTCTGCTTCCGAAACGGGAACATATTCATGCAAAACGGGGGCAGAGATTTTCACCATGACGGGGAACTCCATCTGCTTAAGGATTACGTGTAAGCCTATGGCTCTTGTCATAAGCAGGTCGTCGTGCTTTCCGATGACAGCATTGTAAGCACCGGACGAGTCCTTCTCGTATGTAAGGTATTCGTCAAGGCATCTGCTGTCACGCTCTATGTAAGCCTTGTCACGTATGACCTGTCTGAGCGTAGAGATAATCTCCGGCTTGGTCTTGACATTGGTATGGAAGCCGTACTTGACCGGAGCTTTCGTTCTGATGTCTTCTGCGGACTGACCTCTTGCATAGAGGTTTTCGTACGTGTCCTTTATCTCGTCAAGTATGAATGCCGACTGGTCTCCACCTTCCACAGAACGGTTCTTGTCCTTGGTCTCAAGGGTGTTGGACTCGATGACAAGATAGGCATTGTCATAATAGGTGGCTATCTGTGCCGCCTTCCAAGCCAGCAAGTCCATGTCGATGTGTCCATACCATTGTGCAACGACTTCCGGACCGTCTCCCAAAATCATCGGATACCTGTCGAAGACAACAATGACAGACCAGTCGGCCTTGTTGGATGTGCCACCGATGTCGACTACCACAACATAACGGTTTTCGATGGTGACATCATCGAACTTCTGAGGATGCTTCCATATCCATAGCAGACCTTGATGGTCTTCAACGAATCTGAGGCCGGTAAGACTGTCTGCTCCCGACAGGCTCTCGGCATAGACATCGCCGACTTCCTTGGGGTCCTTGCAGGCAGAACGGAACTTCTCAACTGCATATTCATCGAAAACCCTTGCTCCCGAATGCTTGAAGGCTTCGATCGGGTCTGACGGACACTCCGCTGCCATATCAGCATGGTCATGATAACCGCTTCGTTCCATGACATACCAGTTGATGGCCTCAAGGGTTGCTCCCATCTTCCACAACTTCCAGAGATAGCGTCCCGGCTCCTCTCGGTCAGACATGGCATTCTTGTTAGCCCGGTTTTGCCACAGCTTACTTGCGAAAGCCTCCTTCTCCTTCTTCGAGGCAAACGGAAGGACGTTCTTCTCTATCTCATACCAAGCGACGAACAAAGGCTTGAACTTAGACTCTCCCTTGACGGCAGAAATCCATTCACGATGGAAGAAATTGCCCGTGCCATTGGCTGTGGATTCGTAAACCACCATGGTGTTGGGAGTGTAGTTCATACCACCTTGTGCAGAACGGACAATCTGTTCGGGAGTCTTACCTTCAGTGGTTTTCCACAAGCCTACCTCTGAAAGATGCACAAGGTTATAGTCACCTCCTCGGCATGAATCCGGCTTCTCGGCCGTGCCTATCTTTATCTTGCAGTTACGCTGAGGAATACGCTTGATATTGGTGGCATTGCCGACACCGACCTGCTTAGGCTCGTTTTCGTTGTACGGTTCGTCCATCTCATGCAGCAAGCGTACCGGATAAGCGGTAAGCAGCTTGTCGAACATATCCTTGATTTCAACGGACGTGTCCTTGACATGAGCGATGATAAGCGAGTTGAGACCCGTTTCCTGCACCAGCTGCAGCCATGCCATATAGAGCTGTACGGCTGTGGAGCCACCCCATTGTCGAGCCTTGAGCATGATAAGACGTATAGGCACACCTTGATGTCTGCAATCCTCGAACCATTCGATCAGCTTGCGCTGCGGTCGGTTGAGACGGAAGAGGACATCCTCTCCGCCTCCCTTCTGCTTGATGTAGCAGAACGTGGCGAACCAGAACGCCACATCCTCAGCGACACGGATGCGGACGAACTGTTCAACTACCTTGGCCCTGTCATCGGGATTGGGGGTAACGCCAAGGTCAACGAGGAAAGCGTCAACGGACTTGAACTTCGCCAAACGCCTGACCAACGGATAGAGGAACATATCGACTGGCAACCATTGCTCCTTGAACGGCATACCGTCACAGACAAACTTCTTTCTCTTGCCTATGGACCCTTCGCCAGTCAGAGGGTCGAACGTCTTCTCCTGATCCTTGATTCTCTCTTCATTGAGAACAAGCAGCACCTCTACCTGTCTTTCCATAACGGCAGTGTTAGGTATCCCCATATCAGACCTAATGCATAGCAATAGGCGTGGACACCGAATGCCATGCACGGAATGATCAGACCTACGGCAAGGTAGGCGAGGATGGTGAGGTGATAACGCGTCTTGTGTACGACCAGAGGAGCGAGATATCCCATATAGGCATAGATGAGACCGCTAAGACCTACAATCGGCCTTGTGGATGCCATCGGATATGATACGGCTATAAGGTAGAACACAAAGAGTGAGAATCCCACACAACGGCTCTTCATGCATTGACGGAGAACGTAAAGGTTGAGCAGCGCATGGAAGATGTTGGCGTGGAAAAACGGATATGCGAGACGCTCCGTCAGGGAACATCCCGAATGGAGCGACATCCTGTAGGCTGGAAAGAAAGACAGGAGTGTGATCAGTGAAGCAAGGACATAGCATGCCTTCTGCGTAAACGTTCTGCGCATCTCTTCTTCTCCTCCTTTCTCGCCTTATGGAGTATAACGATAACGGACTTGGGAGTAAGGTAGAATTCCGGAGCTTCCTCATTGCAGATATGCCATATTATGTCACGCTTGGACATTGTTGGCAATTGCTTCTGATAAATGACATATCTGCGGTAAATCTCGCCAAACATAGCCTGCTTGGTCTTGCTCATGGTCTCTATGGACTTCCCCTTAATCATGTCGGAAACAACGATGTAGGCTCGTTCTTCTGACACCCAAAAGCGTCTGGACGGAGACTTTGCGATAGCAGACGCAATCTCCGTCAGACTGATGTTGTGTCTTATAGCCAGTTGTTCCCGGTAGGCTCTCAACAGGTCAGCGTCCCGTTCGAACTTGTATTCGAATTGTGACCCCTTATATTTCATTGAGATATACTACAAAGATATGAAAAATCAGCCGAACCTACAAGCTAATCTCTCATTATTAACGGATAAAAGGCAAGCGTGACACAAATGGCTTAATTTTGGGATTGAAAAAATCAAAACACAATATAAATATGATTGTTCCAAAACAAAACGCAGGTGCAACAGCCACACAGTCGGTGAAGAGCAAGCGAGACCTTACCCTTGAGAAACTCAAGGCCCGACATCCTGATGTAGACTATCCGGATGACGAGTCGATATACGGAGCCATCAACGAGGACTACGATGAAGACCAGAAGCAGCTCGGACAGTACAAGGAGAACGAGAAGACTTTCTCGGATATGTTCCTGAGCAATCCTAAGGCAGCATCCTTCCTTCAGAGCTGGCGCAAGGGAGAGCATCCGGTCAAGAACCTTGTGCGTGAATACGGTGACGAGTTCATGGACTATCTGACCGACCCGGCTAACGCAGACGAGATAGCGGAAGCGCAGGAGGAATACCTTCAGAAGATCAGTGACGGAAACAAGCTTCAGGAGGACTACGAAAAGAACATGGAGGCGAGTATGGCTGTCTTCAAGCAGTTTGACGAGGAGTTTGGCGAAGAAGTGACAAACGAGCTTATCGGCAAGCTGTTCTCGGTGGCCAACGATGTCATCCAAGGCAAGTTTACCAAAGAGGCTCTTGACATGTTCCGTCTTGCAGCAAGCCATGACGAAGACGTGGCTCAGGCTGCGCACGAAGGCGAGGTGAAGGGACGTAACGCCAACATCGGCAAGAGGCTGAAGTTACGCAAGAAGAGTGACGGCACGGCAAACCTCGGTTCTTCCGGAGCGGACAGCAGAGTCACTGACCTTGAGAACGAAAGAATGGGAGCTCTCGGCCGGATGGGACGAAAGCGTAACATCTACGAGGCAGGTAACGAGAAGCGTATCAAGATGAACTAATAATCCATTAATGTAAATAAGATGACTAAAATTTTTCGAAAATCAATGAGCTGGCTCTTGCTGGCTCTTGCCTGTCTCTTCGGGGTGAACGGACAGGTTATCATGGCGAACAGTGCAGACCTGCCCGATGCAGGTGTCACCTCAAGCGGTTCAGCGTCTGAGGCGGGCGGCACGTCTGAGGCAGGTGGCAAAGGCAACGGCGGTGCAGGTAACGGCAATGACGGCATCTCAACGGATTCGGGCGGTCGTGAGGCGATGGAAGCCCAGGGTGACATGGACTTCTACTCGAAGGACATCGATGACAAGATTACCAAGATTCGACCGATGGCAACGCCCGTTGACCAGATTTCACGATTCGCTGACGCAAAGAAAGCCACATCGTTCGAGGTCAAGTATTATTCTATCGGCACCCGTCCCATCAAGACAAAGGTAAAGGTTGGGACAGAGGAGAGTACGGGCACATCTATGGTTCTTCAGGTGGAGGACCCTACAATGTTTACGCTTGACGATACCATCCGTGTGGTCGGCGTAAAGGCTGTCACAAACTACAAGGGACAGGCATACGCAGACCTTAAGGCAAAAAACAGCAAGCTGGTCATCCCGGACCTCGTTCTGTGTGTTTGCGGAAGAGACGATAACGGCATGCCTATCGTGTATGCCGTCAACGGCAATGACGTGAACGGTCAGCCTCTTGGCATTCCGCAGCTGTCGGCAGGACAGGTTCTTATCCGAATGGCCAAGAGCTGTGGCGAGCTGGACGTTCAGACCGGACGTTTCAACAATCTGCCGACAGGCGAGATGCAGTACTGTCAGAACTTCATGATTCAGGTGGAAATGTCCACCTTCGACAAAATCGCTGACAAGGTGGTGAACTGGGACTTCTCTGACTTGGAGGAGGACTCAATCTACTATATGCGACTCGCAATGGAGAACAGCCTTATGTTCGGTGATATGGGATGCATCCGTCACGTGACAAAGGACAATATGGCGCAGTGGTTCACGAAGGGTATCTGGTGGATGGCCGGCAAGGATGTGCAGATCGGACACAAGGCAACGGAGGAAGACCAGAAAGTCGGCTTCGACAAGAACGACTATGTAATCTGGGACAACGAGCTTGTGGACCTCTCCAAGGACTTGTTTGTCGGAACAGGTATCGGCAACAAGCGCAAGGTGGTCATTGCAGGTTCAGACGTGGTGAGCGCATTGTCAAAGATCCGCTCCGAGAAGTTCCGCCTTAAGGACACTGTAGAGGTATGGAATCTTAAGTTCAAGTCTTGGGAGACCGACTTCGGTGAGCTTCTCGTCATCCATTCCGAGTTGATGGACATGAACGGCATGTCCGACAAGGCATTCGCCATGGACCCCGAATTCCTCGTCAAGAAGACATACATACCTTGGTATCGTAACGTCCTTGACCTCAAGAAGGCAGGAATCCGCAACTCTGATGCAGTGGTTATTCAGGAGGTAAGCTGTCTGTACCTCAAATACCCGATGGCTCACGCACGTCTTGAGTTGGGCAACGCCTAATTATTCGATTCATTCATATTTGTTCAGCTGGGGATGGGGATGCGAATCCCTGTCCCCTTTTTTCTTTTAAAGACATGATTAAGACATACAAGGCATATACAAGCGTGGTAATCTCATGCATTAACAAAGGCTCAAGATACCACATAGTGTTTGACACGCTGACAAACGGCACAAGCACCTATACGACTACGGATAAGGATGAACAGGAAGCCATAGAGTGTCATCCGTGGTTCGGCAACAAGATATATCTGCATTCGTCCATTGACGAAGCGGAGCAGGCAAAGAAGAACAAGCGTAAGGCTGCACAGAAGAAGCAGGAGCAGGACGTGCATATCGTCCAGACGTTCACCGAGGCGCAGGACTGGCTTGCCGAAAAATTCGGCATATCACGAAGCAAGATGAAGACCAAGGAGGAGATTCTGGCACAGGCAGAATCCTGCGGTGTGAAACTGCAAGGTCTTGACATAGACAAGTAAGGCTTATGAAGAACTACAGCGTTACAGAACTTATTGCGGAGGTGAAGGTCTGCATGGACCGCAACGCACAGGACACTACGCTCGTAGATGTCGGTGATGTAGATACCCTTCAGCAGAAGGATATCATAAGGAGCAAGTTGGTGGATGCTGCCACATTGGTGGAATCAAACGCTCCTCTCTCCATGCTTTCCGGCAAGGGATGGGGAGCGGGTGTGCTGTCCGGCCGTGAATGCGTAAAGGTGGACAACTCTCTCTATGTATATAGGATAAAGCTGCCGTCTGACACGTTGAGGCTAATCCGAATAAAGCTGGAATCCTGGAGCAGGGCTGCAAGGATAGTTGACGAGAATGAGGAGGAGGCCCTTTATCAGACATCACACATACGTGGTGTGATGGGTGACCCGGAGCGTCCGGTTGCTGTAGTACAGCAAGGTGCGGACGGGGAATTGGAGGTGATGCTCTATTCCTCGGAAGTGGGAGGAAGCACGGAAGAAGACTATGACCCTATCGAGACGGGTACGTATCTGCCTCTACCGAAAATCGAAAACGAGGGTCAGGAAACCATCGCTCTGCCGGAAAAGCTGAAATCCGCTGTGGTCTATATGACCGGATATCTGACCTGCATGACCCTTGGTGACACGGAGACGGCATCAGCATTGCTGTCAGTGGCTCAGGGTCTGACCGGAAACAAGGCGACAATACGTCCAAACAATACCAATAACGAGGAGGAATAATGACGAAAAAGCAAGACAAACTGATAGCACTCAGCAAGGTTGCCGACATGGATGTCCTCGACAGCGTAAAGGCATCACGTGTTGAGACGCATCCTTGGCGAAGGGCATACGGCATACTGTTTGAAGCGCAGAGATACTGGAACAATATGCAGGACTTCCGTGAACGCAGGGAGCGGTGCAAGCGTTACAACTACGGCAGACAATGGGATGACTACGTGGAAGTGAGGAGCAGATGTGGCATCAGGAGACGTGTCAGAGAAGAGGATCTGATACGCTCGAAAGGCAACATACCCTTGAAAAACAACCTCATCAGACGATTGGTCAAGAATGTGCTCGGTGTGTATCGTTCACAGTCGAAGGAACCCACCTGTACTGCACGTGACAAGGACGAGCAGAAATACGGTGAGACAATGAGCGTCGTGCTGCAATATTGCCGTAACGTCAACAGGCAGAGCGAGCTGGACGCCCGAACCATGGAGGAATTCCTCATAAGCGGCGCAGCTGTGCAGAAGAAAAAATACGGATGGCAGCAGGGCAGACTGGAGTGCTGGACAGAAATGGTGAGTCCCAATACGTTCTTCGTTGACAACAACTTCAAAGACCCGCGAGGTTTTGACGTGAGCTGTCTCGGACAGGTGCATGACGTGTCGTTCCTTGAGGTGCAGCGGGAATTCGCCAAATGTGAGGAGGACGTGAAAAGGCTGAGGAGTATCTATTCGCCACAGGCTTACAACGAGCGTATAGCGGACAACTTCCAGAAGTTCGGTCAGTACGAACTGCGTAACCTTGACTTCTTCTCACCGTCCAACCCGAACCTATGCCGTGTGATTGAGGTGTGGAGGAAGGAATACAAGCCGAGATACCTTTGCCATGACTACAACAACGGTGACGCTTACAAGATAGAGATTGAGGACTACGAGGAACTTGTGCTGAAGGAAAACGCAGAAAGGAAGCGCAGATGCCTTGAAGCCGGAATGCCCGAAAGTGAGGTCCCCATCATCACTACAGAGTGGTTCATGGATGACTATTGGTACTTCTATTATCTGACACCGTTCGGGGACATCCTGCGTGAAGGAGAAACGCCATACGACCATGGAGAATATCCTTACGTCTTCAAGTTCTATCCGTTTATTGACGGCGAGATCCATTCGTTTGTGGAGGATGTCATTGACCAGCAGCGTTACGTGAACAGACTCACAATGATGTATGACTTTATTCTTCGTGCATCCGCCAAGGGTATGCTGCTCATACCGGATGACGCAAAGCCGAAGGATATGTCATGGAGCGATATCGCTGACGAATGGTCAAGATTCAACGGCATCGTAAGATTCAAGCCAAGCAAGTCAGGGCAGATTCCGCAGCAGATAGCCAACAACTGCACGAACATCGGCATCGGAGATCTGCTGAGTATGCAGCTCAAGTTTTTCGAGGACATCAGCGGCGTGAACGGAGCATTGCAGGGCAAGCCGGGTGTGAGCGGTACGAGCGGCAGCCTCTACGCACAGCAGACGCAGAACGCTACCATGTCCCTCCTTGACATCCTTGAGACCTTCTCGCAGTTTGTCATAGACGGAGCGTACAAGGACGTGAAGAACATACAACAGTACTACGACACGAAGAAGACTGTCAACATTGTAGGCAGGGCAGGACAGGTGATAGAGTATGACCCGAAACGTATCCGTGATGTGGAATTCGACATCAATATCACTGAGTCTACATCTACCCCTGCATACAGGCAGATTGCGAACGACTTCCTTATGCAGCTGTGGGCAAAGGGTGCGATTCAGCTTGAATGGCTCTTGCAGGTAGGTGACTTCCCGTTCGGTGACGAACTCCTTCAGTGCATCAAGTCAGCTAAGGAGGACTACGAGAAGAACGGTCAGATGCCGCAGATAGACCCGAATCTGCAGCAGCAGATACAGGCACAGCTGCCTCAGAACGCCAAGGCACAGGCTATGTTGCAGCAGATGATGAGCGGACAGGGGGTGCCGCAAGGGCAGCAAGGAGCACCATTGGCAGAAGAATCACAACAATAATACAACTATGTTAGCTGAAGACACAACAAACGAGAAGGATGCCGTTAACACCAATGGTTTCGGCATCGCTACAGAATCCATGGGCAGGGAGCAGTCCGACATATACCGACATGGCGTAGCTAAAAAAAAGCACAAGAAGAAGGACGATATCTATGCGAGAGGCAACTTCAAGCGCATACGATATGTTGATTAAGGATTAACGGATAATGATTGGCAACGGTCATTATCCGTTAACTTTGCGTAAACAAAACGATAACAAATGAACGACATAAAAGGTTTGGTATTAGGTATGTTCTGGGCGTTTCTCACGCTCCTCGCCCCCATAAAGGACTTTATGTTGGGGATGATCATTCTTTTCGGAGTGAACTTCTTGTTCGGACTGGTAGCAGCGAGGTTTAACGATGAGAAATGGTCATGGAAGAAGGCAGGGATGTTCTTTGTCTGCTGCGCCATATTCTTCGTCACGATAGCCTCACTGTTCGTTGTAGGGCATTTCCTGCGGACTGAAGAACAGGCAGTGACGTGTGTGAGATACGTATGCGTGGCTGCGATGTATCTGTTCACCACAAACATATGTCGCAACTGGAGGAACATCCTGATACCCGGCACACCTTGGTATCAACTGGTGGACTTTATATATTATGTCTTGACATTCAAGTTTGTGGACAAGATACCTTTGTTTAAAAAATATCAGGAATACAGGAATGAATCGGAAAAGGAAAGAAAAGAACCTTGAAAAGGTGACCAACGCCCAGTTGGAAGAAATCATGCCAGCAGCCGGAAGCAAGATTCTGGACTATGCGAACTACATCAACGGCTATGCGGAACGGTTTGACATAAACACGCCAAGACGCATGGCTTACTATCTTGCGTTTGTGGCTTTTGTCAGCTTACAGTTCAGACGAGTGGCAGAATTAGGCAATGACGAGGATTTTGCCAAGTATGACAACAAATACGGAAACAGCGAAAAGGGTGACGGAGCAAAATACAAAGGCAGAGGACTCCTCCTGCTTAAGGGCAAGGACAACTACCAGGAGTACAACAAGGTGCATCGTGTCGGAAATGTTGTGGTCAAGCCGGAACTGCTTGCGAAACCGCTTGGAGCTGTCAAGTCAAGTATGTGGTTTTGGAACAATAGTCTCTTCAACGTATACGCTGATCAGGACGATATGGTCAGCATAGGGCATAAACTGCATCTGACGCATAATGACATCAGTATGGTGGAGGTTTATCTGCAAAGGGCATTAAAAACATTACAGAATGAAAAGGACATTGACAGTCATCATGCTTGTGGCGACACTTGCAGGGTGCGCCACAAAAAAGACAGTCAGAGAGACTGATTGGAAAAGGACGGAGCTGCATGACACCTGTTGGCTGCATACACTTGATTCGATAAGGTTTCGTTTCACCAACATCGTAAAGGACTCGGTCAGAATCAGGGATTCCGTAGCGTTGACTTTGGACGCAAACGGCAATGTCATAGGCAAGAGCGAATGGCATTGGCGTGACAGAGTCAGCAACACAAACGACAGCACGGGAGTGGAGAAGACATCCGGTAAGAAGGAATACAAGTCCAAAGACAAGGAATCGGACCATGATAAGGTCTCGGAAAAGAAGACGGGTATCCAGTGTTCGATAAAGGACACCATATTCATATCCGTCATGTCCTTTCTGGTGGGCTTGGGTTTAGCAAAGTTTTTGAGGGGTAATAAATAAGGTTAGTGTAGTAGTTATATGATTTATTAAAGGTTTTTTCTTAGCTGAAGGAAGTTGTCTGTGAAGACGGCTTCCTTTTTTCATACGATCGTGATGTAAATCCTGTCCGTGGCAGTCTTGAGGATGGAGTGGACCTTAGCGAAAGTCTCTGTGGAATTGATGACCTTACCTACAACCTTGTTTTCGCCAACAAGTATGCATCCGGCTGTATCAGCCTCAGTGTTGCCGATATGGATAAGCACACCGTCAAAGACCGGAACATTGAGAAGTCTGGGCAAACGTCCGTTGCAGAAAGCATATTTAGGTCGGTTGCCGAAGCGTGAAGATACCATGTTCATGGCTACCATATACCTGCCAGTGGGGATAGCGGTCCTGCCTTTCTGCTTGAGGCCTGAGAGCTGCGCTATGCTCATTCCGGAATCCAATCCGCGGTCAGTCGGCTCAAGGGTGTCACACACATAATCACCGTCAACATAGAACTTGCCGATGGTGTAGTTCTTCTTTCTTGCTATACGCTTAAGTAGTATTTCCATAAAAGTTTAATGAATATGTTAGAAATGCAAAGCTAATCATTTAAATTTGCAGGAAACGAATATTCTTTAATATGGCAGATACAAACAAGATACCGATTACACCTGCTGACCCTGCTGCCGACAAGGGCAGGACTATAGTCAGCGTGGACCCGTCTGACATTGAGGAGCGTCTGATGAGACTGTCAGCATACGTGGCAAGCAAGAAAAAGACATTGAAGGAAGGTGCATACGGCAGGATAGCCATGGCAAAGGTGGATGAGGCTATGCTTGACAAGATGTGGAAAACAACGGCAGAGACATTGACAAACGCATTGCGTGGAAAAGTGGATACTGTGCAGATAGGATGCATCATTGAGAAACCTGCTACATACACAGTGAAACTCCTTACATACGGCAGATTCAACGAGGCGATGACGGAAGCCTTGGAATCATTGTGCAGCACATACTTTGTCAACAGCATCATGTCAAAATGGAGTGCTATTGCAGACCCTGACAACACCCAGTACTATACGTCTCTCGCACAGAACAATCTTAACGAGATAATGACGATGGTGTATCATAAGACAGCTCCTACGCGGAGACAGTATAAACCGACAATAGAGACAAAACCGACAGCAGATGGCACAGAACAATCTGACAATAACGCTTGACAAGAGCGAACTTATCTTCGACATACAAAACAAGACGCATCTCGTGGGACGTTCCCGGCAGACCGACACCAATGCGGTTGCAGTCAGCAATATGCAGATAGGTGACGATAACGAGGACAACGAGCAGATGCTGCGGTCTATCGAGACCGCATATCAGTCGCTGACAATGGAGGTGTCTGAATACATCCTTGATACGGAAACCGACATATCCGAGGAAGGACGTAAAACCGACGACAAACTGACCGCTGAGGCTCAGCCGATAGTCATCAAACTGAAAATGCCGTCCAACTACGACTTCTCCTGCAAGCAGACTCTCAGTACAGCCATGCATGACTATATTGTCTACAATACCCTTGCGGAATGGTTTAACATAACATCCAAGGATGAGGTGGGAGGGTACACCCAGTTGGCACTGAATGCCTTGCTGAGAATACGCAAGGCTCTTAACAAACGTGTAAAACCAAATAGATACAGATTATGAAATGCTGTGATATGAAATGCGGATGCGACTGCAGATGCAACCAGAAGCGAATAGTGGTGGAGCTCCTCAAGGAGGAACTGTACGGAGACATAGAATCCGCTGCATACATCTATGCTGACAGTCTGCCCGTGGACGAGAAGGAAGGCGGACATGAGAAACATAATATCTATGACATCATACAGGACGGCAATATACAAACGACAGCGAGACTTTTGGATCAGGCCGTGGAGGACTGTAAGGAGACGCTCTTCGCCCTGACCAAGCACAAGCTGCAAGGCAGCGAGTTTGACACTAACGAATGGCGCATAATGACAGGCTCACCGGTCAATGATCAGGACGCTTACTACCTTGCTATGATTGTGCCGGATGACATACCGGACGGCACGGCACATACATTGATGACATACGCCCACAAGTATATTGTCAACAAGGTGTTGGAGCAATATCTTATCATCGTCCACCCAGACGGAGCGGAGCGGTTCGCGGCATTGGCTCTTGACGCTGAGGAAAGGATGGAGAGAGCCGTACAGAAAAGCACGGGCAACGTGCACATCGTAGGTCACTACTTTGACTGATGTTTATCTCAGTTTGTTGTTCCATCTCGGCTGAACGTCAATGGAACAACCGCTTATGCTTTCTTCCGGACGCAGGTTGCCGATACAGGCTATGCGGAAATACTTGTAAGGTGTTCCTGCAATGCCTCTAAGATACTGAGTGGCTGATGTGCTGACCAAGACCCAGTCAAACAGATTGTTGGATGCGTAGAGCGCAATGCCGCATTTCTTAACGTCCGGCTGGAAATATCCTCTCACTATAAGAGAGAATATGGTTTTGTGGATATTGGCAGCATCCAATGTCATCGGACGGGTGCAGAAGAAATAAGGCACGTATTCCTCAGCATCAGGATTGTACAAGTCAACGATACGGCCATCGGTGTTGACGGCATAAGCCTGCGGATATATGTTGACTCTGCTACGGAATTTATTTGGTATTGCGCCCCACATACCACTGCGTAGAGAGTAAATGTATGCGTACTTGCAGTTGGGATTGAACAGGACAAGGCGTGAATTGTAATAGTCGAAGACCATTTCTGCCTCCTTCAGATATTGACGTATCGTCATCCGGTAAGCTACACCTATGGAAGGTATCTTGCCTGTAGCAAGGATCTCCGCGGAATGCGGCATCGTGTTGTAGTCAAACGGATAATCGTCAAGAGCCTCCGTGATACACTTGGAGGAACGTCCCTGCTGCATGATGATGCCCCGGTCAGACGCATAGAGAATGGCATCATCGGTCTGAAGTATTCCTGAAGTATTGGTACAGATTTCCCTGTTGACGGGCTGGCGTGACTGATAGACACCTTCAGAATCCAACATAAGCATCCACACTCCTTCGTCCGTAAATGCGTACAATGGAGCGTCACCGAACTGGCCTTCGGATATCGGCTGTGTGTTGGCAGCAAGGGCACGTATGGTAGAAGAGCCTACACTGACGGAATTCTTGGCAGGAAAGACCATGGGGTTCTCCGCTTTCGAAACAAGGATGGATGACTGGGAAGAAGAAACCACCATATCGGATTTTTCGGCTAACGCCAACTGTTCTTCGTAATCCTTCTGATTTGTAGCCCAGAACGCTGGGTGTTCACCGAAGATACCTTTATCATACAAGGCACATATGCTCCAAGGGTAAGTTTTAGAGTTATGGTAATATATCCTATTCCTGCTATAGTCATCCCCATGCTTATAATAAAAATCCGTAAATTCCAAATTTGGCAGACATAAACTAACCATAGCCGGAATTACTGCTTTGTCTTTAAACTTACAGTATATCTTATTGCCGTCGGCAAAAGAATGTACGGCTATGAAATCAGCTTCTTCGGCTTCTTCGGCTACGTCATATTGTACAAACGGATAGTCCTTGTAAGGGAAAGTCTTTTTGTAATTGAATAAATGCAGACGGTTGTTATATAGATAGCCGCCTGGCGCACCTATATCCAAAGCGTTAAGCATTTCGCTGTTAAAGCTCTCTTCCGTTCCGATAGGTCTCTTTAAATCTACAAATTTGCCGATATCGTCCATGTCAAAGGATGCGACCTTATACAACGGCATTTCATCAACTTTCTCGTATAATCTTTTCAACTTGATAAAAAGAAGATTATAAGATGCATTCGGTATTTTTGTGTCCGTATCATAGTCACCGTTGTTATATTCCGTTATGTCCAACAACGAATCAGACAGGTTAAGGTAAACATCGAAACCAGTTATCAAATCCTTAATCTTGTCTGTTGCAAGGCTAACGCATAGTTGGAATTTGCGCAGAGTCATATACATCTCGCAAGACGGACCGTCCCAGTTAGGCGTAGTATTATTAATGGTCAATGTTTGTTGTAACGTGCTCTGAAGAACGAAGAATCCGGATGTCGCTACATAAGTGCCGTCATATAAACGAAGCAGACATACGCCAAACGTAGTATATTTAAAAAGTGATTCGTCATCTGCCAACCGCTTGTTTACAGCAGCATCAATATCTCCCAGTATCTTCTCTAAGGATGATTTCTTCAAGGTACCAAAATTATAAATATTTGTGCTACCAAACTTGTGCGAATCGTACATTGCTAAGAATTCATCCTTCGTGTATTTAGCGACAAAGGTAGATGCACTTTCACTTGATTTCGGAGACTTTCTGATTTCCGTTTTAAAGAGAAAGTCCTTCTTCTTGAATGTTCTATAGGTATTGTCCTTCCAGAGGGCGTAATACGTACCTGATTCGCCTATGAAGCACAAGATGTTACCCATTGCACAGACAGTACTAACCTTGAAACTGTCAAGGACGATTTCTTCGGGCGTATCTCCATCCACATCACACCACCACCATGTACCATTACCTGATCCGGATTTGTCATGGATAATGTAATGCTTGTACACATCGCCATTGACATTACCCTTGTGGCAATACTCAATGACCTGCTTGTTTTGCAGTTTTATGTTGCCGACAACAGCAGGAGCATGGACAGGCTTAAGGGCATTGTCTTCCGGTATGAGATTGTAACACGTAGCAAGCTCTCCGTCCGAACAGTCGTAGTCGGACGGAGAGCAAGTCAAACCATTAAAACCTATTTCGTTTATCATCTATTTTTACTTTGCCGGAAGACAAGGCGGTTCGATGATGTATATAGGTATGCCGGAGTCGGTCTTGTCCGGAGTTACGGACAGCTTGACCTTGATGTTGTAGGGCAGGCAGTATTTCCAAAGCATATGCGATACGGAAGGATCGTCGGGCGTGAAGGCCGCACCTTCCACGTGTGCCTCATGTATTTCTGCTTGTCCTTTCAGATGGTCAGCTGCCGTGAAAGCGAACTTGTCGTTCTGCTTGACGATGAATGTTGCAATCGAACCGTCGGAACCAGCCAAGACCTTATCTCGCAAAGACTGGCTCATTGTGATGTTACCAGTTGTGCCGTCCAAAATCACATAATACTTCCTGTTGACGAAAGCCTTTATCTTCCTGATTAAACTTGTGAACATACGCAAAATTATTGATAAGTAAACGGATATAATGTTTATCTATTAATCAACGGGGTTGATTCGGCGTGTGTTCTCCTGCGTGAAACGGAAGTCGTTGTGCGAGCGGAAGGAGTAATAACCGACGAAGACAAGCGACGGAAGGTCAGCAACGACATGGTCTCTATAGTCTATGACCTCTTGCTTTGACCGATAGAGAGTGGAGTTGATGAAGTACGTATCGGACCCCTTTGTACCGACAATGGCGATGTAGAATTTCTTTCCCCAGATGCGCTCGATGATGCGCTGCACTAATGATACTTTTGTTACCTTTTGCATTGTTTTTATTTTTTAAAGTTACAATATACTGTTTGATTAGCCTTGTCTATATGATGGAAGTATTTGCATCTCTGACAGCCAAGGCCACCTACGCCTATAATGGTATACGTCTTGCCTTTGACCCCGAATGGGCATGGCGTGACGGCTTTCGGATGGAGATTGGCGAATTCTTCAACCTTGTACTTGGTATGCTTCATTTGTTGTCATAATGTCTATTTGTCAAATTTGTTACCAATGACTTTGAGGTCTAATGTTCTGTTTCCTAAACTGAAGTAATACAGAGGAGCGAACACTTCTTTTTCTTTACAGTCAATGGGGTGAAGAGCAAACGTGCCTGACGTGAAGACCACTTCACCATTAAGCTGTCCGTCAAGTATGTCACCTTCCCAAACTTCGTTGCCTTCGATGTCCTTCATTCCGGTGAATAGGCAGACGGTGGAGGGGTCAATTGAATGCACCCCTGTAAAACCGACAACACCGTCTTGCGTATCAAAAGCCAGTATGTTCAAATTACCATTTAAAGAATGGGCCAAATCTCCTGAAACCCACTCTCCATTGTCACGTCTCTTACCTTTAAATCTGATTGTTCTCATTGTTGTTTCTTATACGGGCTTTAAGATTTTCGATTTTACACTCATATTGTCTGATTCTTTCCCGTAAGACAAAATTAGAATCGTATTCGCCGACCCAATAAAGTCCACACTCCAACATGTTGGGGACGTAGAGCTTATCAGCCTCTTGAGTACAGGCATTTAAGGCAAGGATATATTTCTTATTGTGCGGGTGATACATAAGATACTCCCAAGTCTGAAACTCTCCGTTGTGGATCCTTGTTATCGTGCAGCCGGGAGTCAGTTGCGATATGTCTTTTAATTGCTTCATGTTTTCTTGTTTTTGCCTCTCCCCAGAGGATAGTGGGGAGAGGGCGTTGACTTGTGTATTGAGCCTTACTGGGCCTGTTTGGGCCTATCTATTGGTGGCATTGTATACATTGTCGACAAATGTTTTTTCCATGCATTCGTTTTTTATGATAGTGAGGATAGATGTTCTAGCGGGGATAGGCAGCTCTAGGTGTTTGGTATGGGAGCTATCTCGAAGTCGTAGACGAAGACGTAGGGGTTGGAGGCCCAAGTGCCTTTGCCTGAGATGCGGTCGATGAACATTATCTTCTTCATATATTATTTGGTCTTATTTATCTCTATCTCCACTTCAACATTGTTTGTTATTTCTTCGTTCATGAAGAAATTGACATGTTGGAAGAATATACGTCCGAGTTCATGGACAAGGTTGTCTTTTCTTCCTTCTTCTGCGGAGTGGGTGTTTTCTATTACCGATACGTACTCGTCAGACCTGACAATCATTCCGTTGTCGGCTTGTTCGATTGTTAAATTAATTTTCATGAATCAGTGTTCTTTTTGTCGTTTTAGACAAATTTTTTATTATCGTTTAAAAACTCCATCGGCAATACACTTGTATGTATTGAGAGAATCCTGCATTACGTACATTTGCTTGGTGGCTCTATCACGCTCTGCTCTTGCTGAAATTATATTGGCTGAAGATATGATAAAAGCTATGATTACTACTAATCCGAGAGCCAACCATGAGCGTTTGGTTACAAACCAATTGACGGATTTCCAAGTGTTGACGGCTATAGCAACATGGCAGCGAAGGAGTGTTTTGAAAGCCGTTGTTGTCTTCATTGTTTCCATATGACTTAATGTTTAGAAAGTGATGTAAATGACGTTAGCTTGTGAATATTATCATACAGCGTGGATATTACCTTTTACTCTAAGAAATAAGAACCTGCCATGGTTGTCACTCTGATACATAAATGGTATGTATGTCTTGCAGTTTGGTCTGCTTAAGTTAAACGAACCGTCAAGGAATACAACACAGTAATGTACACCTCTTTTGTCTTTTGTACTTTCTACAAGGTCATCCTCGTACACTTCATTGTTGTCCATGTCGAAGAAGCCTGTAAACTGACCGACAGTTTCCGGTATGACTTCATATCCACCGACCATGGTTCGTGGCTCTAAACCTGTGGCTGTGACCTTCTGGTTATGGACAAGGTCTCCATATCGCCATGTCTCCGTAAAGACATCCTTACCTCTAAATTTTATTGTCCTTTTCATATTGCTCAAAATATTTTTTTGGGGTATTGTATTCATATTACTATTTCTTGATCCAGACCGTTACCACAGCTCGTCCATTATCTCGTTGATGGTTCTCTTGACACTGTCCTTGCAGCACAACAGGTTAGGGGAAAGCCTTAATTGGGCTATGTCAAGCAAGCCTTGCTCCGCATCCTCAAATGTGCAGATGACTGGAGTTTTTGGAGTTTTGTTCTTACGTCGCTCCTCCAGATATTCCTCTATCTCCTCAGTAGACAGCTCGTCAAGTACTTCTTCCCATATATCATCCGTGTCGATCTTTACTTCGACGTCTCTATATATTGTTGGCATTGTTTGCTCCTTTCTTATATTAAACCCTTTGTCTTTGTTGGTCTTATATTTCTTTTACGTTTTGGGTTACGGATTGGGTACAGTATGCCGAACTCGTCGTGCCATGCGTCGTAGCCGTATCCGTATTCTACATGTTTATCGCTGTAGTAAGTGCGTGAGTAGATAAGGACACGTCCCCATTTGTCCATGATGTAACATGTCCGGTAGTCTTTGCCACCAATGGACAGGCTCCAGTGTTCGCGGATGCGAAGGTAGAGGTACATGGCCTTGTTGGTAAGGCGTTGAGGCATAACTTTGTAGTTGTCGATTTTTCGTGCGATTCTTCTTTTCTTATTTGTTTGTTGTTATTTGGTTTTACGGAATGACGGTGCGTTTCCGAATTCCACTATGAGCATCATTTCGCGGAACCGGTCGGCAATGCGTTCGTCGTAATAATGAGCGATATCCTCGGGTGCCAGATTGGAGGTGGCGAAAGTGGTGAGCTGCCGGTCATAGCGATAAGAGAGTATGTCCATTGCGGCGGTGACGTAGTCGCCGTAGTTCATTGATTCTGACGGCTCGACTCCAAGGTCGTCGATAGCGAGTATTTCTGCGTCAAGTGCGCTGCGGTACATGGCGCATTGTGTCTGGTTGTCGCGCGTAGGATTGTTGTATGCCTTGGCATAGCGTACGAGCTCCTTTGCTGTGATGACGTGGAATCCGGGGATGTAGCCTCTCGTGAGGTTGTCTGCGGAATTGGAGGAGAGTGGCGGTTCGTCGCTGTGTACGTAGAGGTAGAGCGAGCGCAGGGCACGGACGACGGTGGTCTTGCCGTTGCCGGCGCTGCCACAGAAGAATATTCCGAATGACGGCTGTGAGCCGGTGAGCCAGTCGGCGACTTCGACAAGATGCTGCTTGTATGCTTCGTCTGCGCGGAAGGTGCGGTAACGGCTGCTTACTTCTGCACGGCACGCCGCATAGAGCATCGTGTAGACTTGTTCGGGCGTGTATGGCAGTCTAAAACGAGGAACCGTAGTTCTTTTTTTTCGCTGCATCATGTGGGAGAATATTTCCTTTACGCTTAGCTTCGCGTTTTTGTTTATCTGTAACATCCGGTGTATGATTTTTGATGGTTATACGTAGCCACGAATTGAAGTGGTATTTGGCATCGGCGATGGAGTCGTGGCTTTCCTTGCCGTTGGCTATGCACTCTGCGCGGAATTCGTCGAGCTGCTGCCGGAGACGGTCGACGGGGATGCCGTGGAGGCATTGCAGCTGGTCGAGCCATGCTTCTTCCTGCTTCAGGATGGCGATTTCGTCGTCGATGGTTTCGGGAGGCTGGCAGGGCTGACTGGGAGGCTGGGCCTCACCGGGCCTCTTTGGGCCTCTTTGAGAGGCTGCTTGCTGTAGGGGCTGCGCCTCGCTGATCCTTTTTGCGCCTCTTTGAGGGGCAGCTTGTGGCTGCTGTTGTGTCAGAAGATTGTACTCGGCTACCTGACAGACTCGTCTGGACTGCTGGCAGATGCGCTGATAACGTTCCTGTATGCCTCGGGACGTGAGCACTTGCGAGGTATCGAATGTGGGTTTGTGGAACAATCCGAGCGCGAGGCAGCTCTTAATCACCTCCGATATATACGCCTCGTCAAAGCCCGTGAATTCCGAGCAGATGAAAGGCAACTCGTCGTCCCACTGCATGTAGTACCCTTCTTTGTAAATACTGCAGAGCAGGTAAGCATATACCGTAATGGCTTTACCACCTTGTCGCTTGATAAGCTTCCGTATCTTGAGGTCTGTGAACATGTCTATGTCCATGGGGAAATAGTCGAGACCTCTTTTTGCATTTCGTCCCATAAGGTCATTTGTCATAAAACGTTAGTGAGATATTCTTTTACTTCGCGCATGAAATCGTCGAGAGAGCGGCATACCACGTAGCGGTATTCGCCGTCTGCCGTGACTGCCTTCTGCCACCAGATCTGACGCTGGCTCTGCCGTGAGCTTGCGGACGCCGTCTTCATTTCTATGAGGAGCGCTCCGTACTGACGGTTGGGCTTGAGGAGGATGAGGTCCGAGACTCCCGGCATCACTCCTTCGCCGACGAGCCGTGCAGCTTCTGTCTTGGACCTCCCGCCTCCGTTGGGAACGGCGAAGAGCCGTTCGCGGAGGCGGGGGTACTGAAGCCGGAACCAGCGGACACATGCGCACTGTATCCGATGTTCCTCGTCGTTATGGACGTGCCGCGCGGGGTGTCCGGCACGGGACTCTCGCAACAGTTCGTCCAAGGACTTGCGTTCAGTCTTCGGCATCGGCATTGGTGTCGTGGAGGAAGACATAATATGTTGCTGTTATTAATGCCATAGTGGTAGGGTTTTTTATTTGTTGATGTTGGTTCTGAGACTGAGGCTCGGCTTGAAGCAGACTTTTTTCTTTGACGGGATTTCGATGGTCCGGTTCTGGCGTATGTCGCGTGCCTTGCGTGGAGCCGTCTTTACGACGCTGAGTCTGCCGAAGCCTTTTATGCGTACTTCTCCGCCGGCGACGAGGGTGTCGGCAATGGCGCTGACGATGGCTTCGAGGGTGCGTGAAGCCTGAGTGTGTGTGAGGTTTGTGGCGTTGACCACTCGCTCGATGATGTCTTTCTTTGTGGTTTTGT